CTGGCAGCAGTATCCTGGCGAGCTCTCGCGCTGACTGCGCGCTCGATGCGTGGATGTTCACGCTCTGAGTGTAGTGTGTTGCGGCAGTGGACTGCGGCGCGGCCATGGCCGTGGTCGGCGGCACGAGTCCGCCGGCAGAGTAGTACCGGAGGCTGCCCAGCACGGCGGCCGAGGCATGCCGCAGAGGCATGGCGAGATCATTCAACCGCTCGAAGAACCCGACACCGTAGCGGCGCACGACGTCACGCGGCACGACGTACTCGCCCGGCGTCAGCATGGCGGGCACTGTGTCGGACCCGCGCGCGATGCCACCGGCAGCATATCTGCCACGCCGAGAGTCATCAAACAGACTGCCGTAATCGTCCGATATCGCGAATCGCGGTGTGGCGATGCTGATGGCTCGCTCGCCGTAGGACCGCGATGCCATGTCAGCATCAGCGATGCGACGCGCTGCGAGCGCTCGTCGATACGCATCGGCGTCGGCATCCAGCATCTGCTCAGCCCATCGCCTGGACACGACCTCGGCCAGAGGGTCTAGCGCGAGCGTGCGTCCAGACGACATGCGGTATCGCCGGATGGCCGTCTCGAGCGCCGCCAGAGCAGCTGAGCGCACGGCGCCGAATCGGCGTCCGCGCAGCTCGATAGCCTCTGCCAGCATGGCGTCGACCTCTGCCTGCAGGCCGCCAGGGCCACGATCTGCGATCCCGATCGCCGATCCTCCGCTCGTCGGAGTCCGCTCGATCGGTGTGCGCGGCAGTCGCGGTAGCTGCGCCATCCCTCCGCGCGCGAGATGCGGCAGCAGCGCGCGATACCGATCTGCCGCCGCTCGTCGCAGGACATACGCGCCCGCATCGAGCGTCCGCGGCTCGGTATCCTCGTAGCCGTACCCGCTCACCCAGCCGCTGCGCTGCCGCCGAAACACCGGCCCGCCGCGCGCGAGGCGAGCTATAGCGCGCAGCCCGTCGCCGACCAGCCCTCCGCCAGCGCGCGCCTCCACGCGGCGGACATACACGGTATGCGTGGACGATGTATCGAGCCCGTCCAGCCCCATGATTTCGCGGCGGGCTAGATCCGCATTGTGACTGATGCGGTGCTGCGACTCGGTCTCAGCGGCCGACAGCTCGCGTACCAGCTGCGCCATCTGCGCTCGCGCAGGCCCGCCATCCAGCCCGGCCGGGACGGTGATGCCCAGTCGCTGCGCCTCTGCGCGCAGCGCGTCTATCTGGCGCGTCGCCTCGTCCACCTTGGCACGCGCAGACATCTCCAGCGTCGTGTAGCGCGGATCGGCCCGGAACCTATCGAGCTCCTGCTGCGCCTCCTCTACGGCTATGCGCACGGACACGCCGCGCTTGAGCGCGTCGAGCCCCTCGTTGACGCGCTCGACGGCCGCATCGAGCGCCGTCGTATCGATGTCTATGCGCGCAGACAGGCGCTCCGACAGCGAGTGGCGGAGAGCTTCGGCCTGCGATCTGGCCTCCGCGAGGCGCTCCTCTAGCGGGCGGATGGCCTCGGTGTTGCGCTTGATCTCCTCACGCGCGCGCTCCGCGCTGGAGCGCAGCGAGTCGTCCACGACGCCCTGCGCCTGCCGGATACGATCGATGGCCGCTGCCTGCGCCGTGGCCTGATCCACCACCACGCGCGCGACGCCGCCGACAGACTCTGTCACCGCGGCACCTATGGCCGTCGCCATGTCGGCGGCTCGCCGACCGATCTCCTCTGCCCGCCGGTAGTCGCCGTCTGCCAGTGCGCGCCGCGCAGCGCTGATCTGCTCATCGATCTGCCGGACGCGATCCTGATAGGCCGAGTAGGCATCCATCGATGCGCGCTGCATCTCGCGGATGCGATCCTCGGTCGTGGCGCGGTACTGCAGGCGCGCAGCCTCGATGCGCGTGATGTCTGCCTCGTAGCGCGCATTGGCGGCCATTAGCCGCCCGATCGATGCCTGATAGGCCTCTGCGAGCGCCTCCCAGACCCCCTGTCTGCGGACCGCTGTATCGCGCTCCACGCGCTCGATATCGGCCGTGGTGGCATAGGATACGGCCCGGATGCGCTGTGCTGCCGTCTCGATCGACGTCAGTATGCGGATCTGCGCCGACTCGACCGCAGCCACTCGCTGCCGCTCGGTCTCGCGCGCCAGCTCGGCAAGCTCAGCCGTGCGCTCGCGCTCGCGCATCGATCGAGCCTCGATGGATTGCGCCGCCTGCGCCGACCGGGCCTCGATCGCTGCCAGCTGCGCCTGAGTCGACTGCAGCGTGATGGCGGATCGCTCCAGCGTCGCAGCGAGCAGAGACTCGGCGGCCGCGCCGGCCTGCTCTCTAGCGCGCACGATGGCGGCCTCGATGGCGCTGATAGTCGTCGCAATGGCTCCGGCTGTCTGCGTGAGCGCAGCGCGCGCCGCCTCAGCCTGCGCCACGACTCCTGCCATCGTGTCCTGCGCAGGCCCAGCCCGCATCGCAGCGAACGCTGCAGCGAGAGCTGCTACGCCAGCGCCGGCAGCGAGCACAGCAGGATTGAGCGCGGCCAGTCCGGCCGCTGCTGCACCGATCGCGCTGCCGACTGTGGCGAGCGACCCGCCGGCCAGCTTGACGGCCGCAAAAGCCCCGCCCGCAGCCACCGCGGCGCCCGCAAGCGCGTCGAAATTGCGAGCAACTGCCTCGACCGCAGTCGCCGCGCCGGACATGGCGCCAGCGATCAACCGCGACTCAGATACCGCCAGCGACGAGGCATTGCGTAACCGCGTCATGGCATCACCCAGCGATGCCGGCAGACGCTGCGCGTCCGCGCGGATCTGGCCGAGCGCGTTGCCCAGACGCAGAATCTTGTCCGCGGTCAAGTCGCCTGCCTGCGCCATCGCGGCCAATTCTCCGCGCGTGACGCCCAGCTCACGAGCGAGATAGTCCAGGATGCGACCGCCGTTTTCCGCGACCGAGACGAATTCGTCGCCGGCGAGCTTGCCGCGCTGCAGGGCCTGACCTAGCTGCCGCATGACTGCGCCCGCCTCCTGCGCGCCGGCCCCAGACGTGCGCAGCGCGAGCGCGAGCGCCTCCTGCAGCTGTACAGCCTGCTGCGTCGATCCCCCGACCGCGCGCACTGATGCTGCCATCTGCGCGTATGAGCCAGCCACATCGGCGATCGGAACGGCTGCGCGCTGCGCCACCGTCGCGAGCTCAGCCAGACGCAGGCGCGCCAGCTGCGCTGATCCCTCCGCGAGCTCCAGTCGCCCCGACAGTCGCGCCATCTCGTCGGAGATGCGCGCTATCGATGCGACCGCGGCCGACCCGCCAAGCAGCCCCAGACTAGAGCGCAGGCCAGACAGCGACCCGCCGAAGCGGTCGAATGTCGATTGCGCGCCGGCCATCTCGGCTCGCATCCGAGAGATGGCCGACGCAACGCGCGCCTGAGCCTCGGCCAGCTCTGACGATGAGACCACGCCGGATCGCGCCAGCGCCGCGTACCGGCTGCGCAGCTCGTCTATCGACTCCCGGATCTGGCGATGCGAGCGCACCATGCCCACTGCATCGAGCAGCTCCACGCCGCGCGCTGCCTCGCGCATGCGGGCAATCACCGCCCTCTGCGCCGCGGGCAGAGACTCCAGAGAGCGCTTGCCGGCCGCAACCTCACGCTCGATCGACTGCAGCAGTCGGATCTCGTCCTCGGACCGACCCATCCGGCGCAGCGTCGCTGCGAATGCAGCCTCTAGCCGCCGCATCGCGCTGTCGGCGCGCGCGGTCTCAAACTCCAGGCGCAGCTTCAGCGCGTCCACGCATCCCCCGCTGCCTGCAGCGCGCGCAGCCACTCGGCATAGGCCCGCCGATCAGCAGCCGCAGCACGCACCGCGCTCGCCATGTCTGCGAGCCTTGCGCGCTCTCGCCGCTGGACGGCGGCGGCCAGCGCGCGCGCCTCCGTCCATGGCATCGCCATCACGTCTCCGTAGGCGATCCCGCCTCCGCAGAGGCAGACGACCCAGTCCGCCCACCAGTCTGGATGGGCTCCTCGCGCGCCAGATCGATCCCCAGAACGTCGACTGCCGCCACGATCTGCGGCAGCAGTCGGTGGGAGAAAAAATCCGCATTCACCCGCATCACTGCCGTCAGCAGCGGCAGGAACTGCTCCGCATCCAGCTGCTCCAGCCAGCTGCGCTCGACGCCGCTGGCGATCTGCACTGCGTCGATGATGCGATCTGCCTGCCGGCAGATGGTGGCCAGCACATCGCCCGCCATCATCTCGCGCGCGATCGGCTCGATCGCCGTCAAGAACGCAGGCAGCGCACCGACGCGCACAGGCCGCACGATGATCTCGCGTCCGGCGACGCTGACCGTCATGGATGTCGGACTATCGCTCATGCCAGCCACGCCCCCAGCACGAGCGCGAGTGCCGCCAGCAGAACGACATGCTCAAGACGGACGAGACGTCCGCGCCAGCGTGCCCACCAGGCGCGCAGGTCATCACGCGCAGACATTACGCCCCCGGCAGGATGATGCGCCCGAACTGCCCCAGAGCACCGTCTGCGGGCTTGGTCTGGTCGGCGAGCACGCCGCCACGTAACTGGAAGCTCTGCAGCTCGTTGCTGACGAGCCCGAAGTCCTGCACCGGGTCGAGCGCGACTCGATACAGGTCGATGATGATCGGCGTGTTGCCGTCGGCCGTGTTGAGTCCATCGAATCGCAGCCATACCTCGGGCTGCGGCGCGCGGAACATCGCTGTACTGCGCGCAGAGCCGTAGGCGTAGTCGCACAAGAAAGGCTGGGTGAAGCCGGTGACCGACAAGAACTCGATCGCGCCCATCGCAGCGTGGACGCGGTAGTGCGTACCAGCGACGAGCGTCGCCGGCGACGCCGCGGAATCGGTGACGACCACTGAAGACACAAACTGCCGCGTGAGCAGCCGGATATCGCCAGCCGCGACGCCGGTCGGCAGCGCCTCGTCTACCACCGTGCCAGCCGCTGTGGCCGACGTCACACCGTAGAGAGCGAGCTCCAGATTCTCGGGCCGGAACTCCTCCAGAGTCGCGGCGAGCTCCCCCTGCTTAGAGGTGACGAGGCGGAAATCCGTGAGCCGCTGCCCGGAGTAACTCTCGCGGTGATCGAGAGTCTCCGTGCTCAGATTCACCGTCAGCTCGGGCACGTTGCCCAACCATCGCAGCGTTAGCGGCTCACCGGCTGGGCTGCGCTGCGCCGCGTAGACGCGGCCTTGTCCACTGTAGTACGGCATGTCAATGTCCTTTCGTGGTTGCGATGATCCTCGCCGCGAAGGCGAGCGGATAGATACCTGTGCCGGCGATGTAGCGCGGCTGCATCGCGTCGATGCGTCGCAGCGCCCGGCTCCCATCTGGCGCCCACCCAGACAGCGCGGACAGCACGCGAGATAGCAGAGGGCCTGCAGCAGCCTGCACGCCGCCGCCGCTGGCAGACTCGCGAGCAGATCGGATGAGCAGCGCCACGATCCACTGCTGATCGATGGCCTGCGCCGCGCCCTGACCAGGGCCTGCGCCATCGATGACGCGGTCGCCGCCCCACGCCACCCAGATGGCCGGAGAGGCTGGCGCGCTATCCGCGATCTCGTCGATCGCGGCCACGACGCGCACATCGCGCACGTCGTCAGACAGCTCGGTCTCGAGCCGCTCGGCTATCTGCGCTCCGACGGACAGCCAGTCTGTCAGCATCAGCCACGCTCGCTCTGTGTATCGTCCCCGACTGGCGCGAGCACCAGCACGGGATCGGCCTCCAGAAGGGACTGCTGATACGCGGTCGCGCGCACCACGCGGGGCTCGCGCCCGAACGGTCCTAGGCCGGCGCTGTAGTGGCGGTCCTCTGGCCTGCCGGCCCGTACTCGTACGATGATGGTGCGCGTCTCCATATCAGTATCCATCCATAGCAGCGCCGCCGAACACGTTGCGGCCTGGCCTCGCCGATGCGATCGGTCCGGCCGGCGCGCCCGGAGGCGTCACGCCGAGAGAGACGCGCCCAGACGCCAGCCCCTCCAGGATGCGACGCGCATCCTCGTATCGGATGCGCACCTCGTCGCTCGCGCGATCCTCCCAGAGCCGATACCGCGCGATATCGCACGCTACCCGCACGAGCAGCTGCGGCACGCTGGACAGTGGCAGGGTGTGGCGCACGGCGAGATATCCATCGATCTCCGATGCAGCATCCTGCAGCGCGCGCGCGGCGATGGCCGGGTCGACGGTGCCGGCGCCGATACGGTCCGTGAGCTGGATCAGCTCGTCCTCGCCGTAGCGGGCGATCAGGTCGGCCACGACCGCATAGGCCATGCGTCACCTCTTGCGTTTTGGTGCTGGTGCAGGAGCTGGCGCAGGAGCGGGCGCAGGAGCAGGAGCCGTCGCGCGCTCGTCGTAGAGCACATGCACCGCCGGGTCGTAGTGCTCGGCATCAATGATCACGTACTCGCCCTGGGTCGGCGGGTGCGTGGCGCGCACTCTCATGGTGCGCATAGCATCAGCCGAGCAGGAGTGCGCAGTGCGCGGGCTTGATCATCGCGACGCCCCATGCGCACGCCACCTCGTACTGCACCTGCCGGTACTGCCGGTACTCCGCGATCTCGAAGGACAGCCCCGAGGTCGGATCGGTAACCGTGGTGCGATCGTCGGCCATGTCGCGCCCGTCCGGCAGGGCCGGCATGCGCTGCGCGAGCACGATGGCGTTGCGGCTGAAGCACATGTTGCGGGCCGACGTTGCGGTGATCGTGATGGCGGTCGCCGACGTCGGGATGGCCTGCCGTAGTCCTGGCGCGGCGATCGTGATGGTACCGCCGTCAGCCACGTTGGTGTCGCCGCTCACGACCACATAGCGGTGGGG